CACAACGGATAGCCCCACTTTCCGGCGTTCTCGACTGTTTTCCATGTTGGAAGGAAACTCTCTCCCCTGACAGGGTATCCCATGTAATCACGCCCGCTGATATAGTCGATAGCCATAGACATCGGCGGTGCAGATTTCCCTCTGAACTGCTGAAATACAAGGCTGTCTTGAGGACGCATGACATCGACCAAGAGCGGTGTGTTATCATCTTTGCCGGAAAGAGATACCTCGTTGCCGGTGGCAGAGTATGTGGCCGAATCAATAGTGTTGGTAAGCCTTCTTATGTCACCGATGATGCCGCCGATGTAAACCTTGTTCCCTAGAATGTCTATCCGTCCGAATTCAGGATCGGCAGGATTAAGGATCACATCCTTGCCCTGAGATTTCTGCACCATCGCATAGAGCATGAAGTTGGCTGTCAGCAAAGCTCCAAGGGACTGCATAGCCGTCTTTGATGTGTAGCTCTTGGGATTAGTCACGATATGATAGACAATGGCTGCGTTGGCCCGTGTGAACCTCGGGGAAAGGAATACAAATGCGCTTTCCATACTTCTTTGCGCAGCCGATTGCCCCATGCCGCGAGTGGAAAGAACGCCGGTGAACAGATTGCAAGTCTTGGCCCAATCATCGAGCTTGCCCATTTTCTCGGCCATCTTGAAACCGGCCTTGTAAAGCTCAATGCCGGTAATCACCCGACCTCCGGTGAAAGACGCTTCGCCACGCCCCATTGTCTGCTTGGCAACCCATTCGGCCATCTGCTCCGGTTTGTCGGAAGGAATCTTCTTGAGGAGCCGCATGGCAGGCCCAAAACCTTCCACGCCTTCTGCTGTCTCCACCAGGCCGTTTCTCTCAATGAAGTCTTTCACGAATGGGGCATTCCGTTCGTCGGCAAGATATTTATTAAGGTGCTGAAGATCGAAACCGGATTCCAGGGAACTCTTTGCACCCTTGAGCCATGCATTAGTCAAACCCTGAGCGTTTTCACCTTGGAGTAGTTTACGCCCTGGATAAAGAGCAAGGTTCGAGATGTCATAGCCCGCTGCCATCAAACCCTGGATCATCCACATGGATACATCCATCCCCAACTTACCCATTCGCATCAAAGCACCAACCTCTCCGACTTTCTTCATAACTTTATCGGTCGAGGTCTTTGGCATATACCCAAAGTGCTGGTTGATTTCTTGAGCCAGCTCCCTGCCGGTCTTCCCGCCTTGAGAGACCACATAGCGACCAGCGAGCCCCGGCACACCAAGCACCTGCCCGTATTCTGTGGTTCCGGTTGGTCCCATGCGCTCAGTCTTCTCCTTGAGCATTTTATTGGCCTGAGTCAATTGGTCATTGACAGTGGCTCGCTTCCCCTTTAGCATGGTATCGACATTTAACTTGGCATCACCCAAGTGCTGCTTGCGAAGCTCAAGGGTATTGGTGGACTTCTCGCGTAGCTGTTTCCCTAAAGCCCGGCGCTCTGCCATGGGGATTTCTACGTTGATAAATTTATATAATTCCTCAATGGCTTTCGCGGCATCTGTCCCTTGTCTATTCAGTATCTGCAATGCGCCGGTGATATCGCTAGGCTGATAAGATTTCTGCGCTAAATTTTCGGCCTTCTGCTGCCGGATATCGTTGATCTTTTTATCAGCGATAGCCTGTTCACTCCAAGGTTGAGGTTTACTCCTGCCCATAGAGGTAACTTTCGGATTGGGCACGGCTTTTTCCTTCGCCTGGAACCGCTTTAGTCTAGCCTCAGTAACCGCCTCTTTGAGCCGTTGCGGTGTGAGTTTCAGCTCCTTGAGCAACATCTTGTCGATAGCACTAATGGCCTTGTCCAAATCGACGGGTTTGATATCAACATACCGCTCAAGGGTTGACACCACATCCGGGAACTCTTTGCCAAGCTTCTTGATAGTCCCATACAGGACCCGCTCGCCCCGGATCGCCCGGTTGATAACATCCACCAACTCCTCAGCTACTCTCACTGTGGATGCATTGTCCGCCAGATCTGTGATGTGCTTGCTCATCCCAGGATAAAGATATTCGATAGTTTCCAGCGCCTTGGCGTTCGGGGCCTTCCCCCTTGCTGCATTATTGGCAACCCTCTGAACACCACTGGCAACCTTAGAATCATAGCGAAGCCTCTCGACGCTTACGCCCATGGCCTTAGCCACTTCGTCAGCCGGAGTAGTAGTTTCCACGAGTTTCAGGGTAGCATCGGCCAGCCTCTTCTTCTTGACCATCTCATAGGACATGCGTATCTGTGTCTCAAGTTCCTCCATCGGGTTCTTGAATACGCCACCAGCTTTCATGCTCTGGGCAATGGTGGCATATTTACGAGGTTTGGACATTGACTGCTTTTTGATATCAACATCATGAATCTTACTGATATCGTCAAGAATGGTCTTCTCCATCTTGGCATCAGGAACGATCTTCCCGGCCTCTACCTCATCCATGAAGCGGGTGAGGAATTCATAAGATGACTCACCATCTTTACGTCCAAAGACGATATTAGCCTTGCTAAGTTGCTCGGATAGCCTATCAGCCACCGGACCAGCGGTTTCATCCTTTACGGCGATTGTCACGCGCTTCAAATATACCCAGTTTGGTTCTCCGGGCTTGGCATAAATTTGCCAAGCTTCCTTTGCTCCCTGCCCGGGATCAACGAGAATACCTTCTCTTCGTAACAGGTAACTCGTTTCCTTTGAGGCTTTCCGTATGGAATCCACAACCAGCCGTCTCTGAGTGCCAATCTTGCCTGACCCAAAGTCAAAATATTCATCCCCATACTCGATCATGTCATGTAACTTATCGCTGATTGTTCCATCAGGCAAAGGTTTCCTCATCTTGATATCGGCCGAAAGAACGGTTTGCCCGTCATCGGCCAGTTTGAAGGCATTGTCGAACTCTCCGAATTTGGCCTTGGGATCAGCCATCATGAACCGTGTACCACTCTCTATTTGGTCATCATACTTTCCAGAGATTGCTCGTAGTTTGAGTCCCACGTCTTCGTTCACCGCTGTTGACTTGATGCCAGATATAACCTGTTTTATTCCAGGCTTCTGGTAGATTTTCCCTAATTTCCCCTTGACAGCTTCATCCTCTACTTCTTGAATAGCTATATCGGCATCCTTGAGGAAAATAGCTGTTGTCTTTACCTTAGACGGGGTACTTCGAATTCTCTCGCTTGCAATCCCACCCTTTCCAACCTTCAGCCCGGACTCCCTCAGCATCTGTTCGCCGGCACGGGTAGTTACGTCAAGTGCCTTTCCCGTCTCTAAGGCAGTCACTTTCTCGGCAGAGGTTCGGGCAGCCTCGGCCAGCCCCTTCGACACAAGCCCTCTACCCGCAGCCGTTTCAAGCCCTTTAGCCACAATAGTGGGACCAGTAGCGGCCATGACTAACGAACTGGGGTTGACTATATCTGAAGCGATACCAGCCACCATATTCAGGTTAGGGTCTTCCCTAACCTGTCTCAGTTGTCGACCGGTAGTAAGGGGATTCTGCTTGAACAGAGCCCAATCATCAGGCGCTATCTTTTCCCCGGATTGTTTGTCGGGAATGACCTCCTCCACTGCCCTGACCGTCAAGCCAGACAATGGATCAAGGACATTCCGTTGGACTTGTCCGGGCATCTTCGCCCATTCATGGGCAGAGGTCAGTTCATGCCAACGACTGCTAAACCATGACCCTTTATCTTTCTTGGGCTCTTCTATTGGTGCAGTAACAGTTCCCTCCTGTGGCTTGACTATCGGCGGCCCATAAGTCGCAACGGAGGGCGTGACGTTCTCGGTAATACGTACAACCCTTTTCTTACCCGTCGTTGCAACAGGTGGCGTTGTAACCAAGGATGAAATTCTTACCTTGCGCTTGATATCCGGCATTTGAATTCCTTAATACTGCCTGAATCCAGTACCCATCCAGGATGGAGCACGTGAATATGTCTGTCCAGCAGAACTCCCCCGGGCATTCCACCAGAACGGAGGGCTTATTGCCCCCATCGCTATTGAATTGGCATAGGCCGATTTCCGATCTGCGGGCCACGCATCGTAGTCTGCACGTGAGGGCTCTTGACCACCAGAGGAAAGCCACGACCCGACCGTTCCCAGATTAGGGTGCTCGGCCGCCCATTGCGCTGCCTCTGCGTCCAGTTGTGCCTTAACAGAAGGATCGATATATCCGGAGACTTCCCCTTGCGGGAGATCATAAGCCCCTGTTTCTGTGTTCCAGCCATAGTTGATACCACCCCTGCTCATCGTAGGAGACGCTCCCTCAGGAAGCGGGATATTCTTTGTGGCCGGTCCGTAGTCATCACCATAATCCAGGGCCTTCCCATCACTGTCCCTGACGGTGACCTCCATAAGCCTACCATTGATATCCCTGATTTCGGTGTGAACGGGCTCAGTTGAGGTAAACGATTCTGGTTTCCAAATTGGGGTTCCATCTGATGTGACTGTCCACTCTCCCTGCCCTTTATTTCCGGTGGTCGGGTCTATGCCAGTGGCAGCTCCACCAGGCGCAGTTGAAACAAGTGATTCGTAATCCCAAACAGGGGTTCCATCTGCTGCTATTGTGTATTTCCCTTGTACAGGAAGTCCGGTACGTGGATCAATGCCAGTGGTTGTTGTTGACGGGGTCGGGACATCACCATAACTTGTACCATACTCCACGATCTGTCCTGTGGCATCATCGATTGTCACCGGTACCGCCTTCCCATTGATTATCTGTATTTCCTGATGTGTAGGATTGGTTTGCTTGGGTAAAGTTGCCTGTTTTCCGTAGGGATTGACATTACCGTACTCGTCAGCACTCGGAGCCCACCACGTCCCGGTTGCCTCATCATAGGTAAGTCTATACGAGTCATCTATATCTACTTCCTGACCAGTAAGATCGTAGTATTTACCATCAGGACTCTTTATAACCCATTCCCCATCATCAGACTTGATGAATTGCGATCCCTGTGGAGCCCAAGAAGGAAGAATGGTCGGTTTCGCTACTGGTTGAGTAGACGGAGTTTTGGGCTTGTTAATCTCTGCCGTTGCCTGTTCGTACTGACTACCAGCAGAACCAGTCCCAAGGACATTCCAGTCAGGTGTTATATATGTTGGAGTATACGTTGGAGTGGGAGTAGTGGTTTTAGGAGCTACCAATGTAGAAGTGAGTGTCCCAGTTACCGGAACTGTGCTCACTGGAATTTTGCTTCCACCAGAACCTGTTCCACTAGTTGTAGCCCCGGGAGTAGCGGCACTGATAGACCCTGAGGGGCCTCCCCGTACGGTTGTAGCTCCAGGGGTCTGCCCTAAAACATTCCAATTAGGAGTAGTGGTAGTAACGGGAGGAGTAGATACCTTGGGGGCAAGCCATACTGAAGGTGCAATTCTTCCCATGATTATTTTATCCTCCCTGTCTTATTTATATCCTTGATAGCCTTAACGGACTCAACCATCCGACTGGCTGTTTCGCTTACAACCTGATTTATTAACGGTTTCTTTTTCATTGAGCTAATGTCTCCTCGGGAACCATCTGAGAGGTGTCAACTCCTCCGAACTGGCCCATCTGTGTTTTCATCTTATTAACCTCTGTAGCAGTAGAGGCTGATCCATACATTCCCATGTTGGCAGGGTTGCTCTTCGGCTTACCGCTGGACATCTGTTTCAGGGTATCTATCTGCTGTTGGCTAGCCCACTCCTGAACAGCTTGTTGCCCGAAGATAGCCCTGACCGCAGGATCGTTCATAGTTTTGTTGACCTCAATCAGTTTTCTCTCAAGAGTGATATCGTCTACAATTCCGGAGCGCATGGCAAAGTTCTCCCATGAAATACCTCCAGATATCCACACCTCTTTCAGCATCAGTATCTTTGCCTGCTGTTGAACCGGGTCAATAGGTTCCAGCGAGATATCGAGATTTATCGGGAACTTGATATCATCTGGAGCCAATATAGTTTTGCCATTATATGTGACTCCTCCAAGCTCCTTGGCGATATAGAGCATCTTCATGCAAATCTGCTCATATCCTGCCTCAAGTTGAGCCCTTGGAATACGCATCTTTTTCAGGTCCTGCCCGATAAGCACAGCTTCCTGGGAACCGGAAGAACCCTGTTGGACACCCTTTGCCCCTGCTCCGAATGTGTTATCGGCTACCTGTTGCCTGAGATTATTCAACATCTGGTAGGCATCTGGGTCAGCCTGTGTTCGGGGCAACGGCCTTAAGGCGTCATGTCCACCGCTCAGGATAAGGATATTATCCCAAGGATTTTCTCCATACCTGATCTGATCGTCGTCCACTATCTGGGTATGAGGCTGGATAATATCCTTTGCCAATTTCGCAATCATCATGGAGTTAAGAAATGATATCTGGCTAAACACATCAAAGCAGTGGTCGTTAATTCCCCTTGCCTCTTCTTCGGGCCTGCCCTCGGCAGAACTTCCTGCCCAACCTGAAACGCCATACACGTAAGGGCATACGCCCATGATGCTCTTCTGAACGCCATTCTTGGTCATGGAGTTGTCTTGGAATATTGACTTCTTGTCAATGAAGAATGCCCGTTCCCCCTGCCATCTACCTTTTTCCCTCCATGCCCTGTGGTACTTGATAAGTTCCAGAGTTTCCCCGGTACGGGAATCCTTCTCCCAATCGGCTACCTTCTTAGTCTTACCGTCATTAAATTCAGCCAAGAACTCATCAAGGTCTTTATACCTGATGGTATAAATCTCAGCGAATTCATCGTTGCCTATCGGAAGGATGTTTTCGGGATTATGTGACTTCCATAGGAAGTTAAAGTCAAAAACATCAAAGCGCTCTTCAAGCCACCATATACTCATGGCATAGGCACCGTATTTGGGGATATTAATAGCGCAATCACGCAACGGTGGTATCTTAGATTTCTCTGACTCCTTGAACAATAATGATAGAGCCCTGAGTTGCTTGTCACGACGTCTCTCGTCTGCCTCAGTGGCCTCATGTGGCAACTGAATATTGAACGTGGGAATATCAGTGACAATAGCGTTGGCAGCCACATCAACATTGGTGATTGGTGTGATGTCATGGTATTTTATGATGCTGGCCGGAGCCTTGAAGTCATACTTGCCGGAGGCATAAGCTCTCCTTTCGGCAAATGCATTCATCAACTCCCCATAAAACTGCCTGGCCGACTCAACCCTATCTAAAATATTTTCCCAATTGCTCATTCTAAACCATCCTGTACGGGCTGGGGCCTCGCGCTGCCGATATTGGTTTATGTGCAAATTTCGTCATCTGCCATGCTCCGCAAACCGCGAATGGATAATCATCATGTGTACCCTTCACGCCCTCAATCCTTCCCTTGTTATTCGGGTTCCTGATGACAGAGAAGAAGTCTGCCAGTCCCTCTACGTTCAAGACTCTGACATCTCCTCTTTCAATTGCGGCTATCCCTTCGTTCCAGAGAATTATTCTATGTTTGGTGTTCCCCTCAGAGGGACCTGTATTCCATCCGGCAGTCTTTTTATCTGCAGTTCTCTTGTATTCACGTTGCCAGTCTTGATAGAACAAATCCGGATAGTTCATTGAGAGAGCGGCATTGACACAGTTCACACCTCTGTTGCAGTTTTCAATCCCCCACAATGGAAAGTGATATCGTTCCAGTAGTTTGTTAGAGTGGAACGCCATGTCTTCCGGGCCAAGGACATTGCTGAATATATCGGCCACAATGATTCCAGTATGCATATCCAACACTACTGTCACCGACTTGTCGCGCCCTGTGCCATCTGCAGTATCTGTGAAAGCCGTATATGTATGACCTACAGTAAAGTCACGCCAGATATTGATCACCCCATCAGTTTCCTTCGGCTTTTCACAATCTTCCCTCATGGAGGACAGCGTTTTATGATTGAACGCCGCTATCGCACTTGGGGGACTTAAGGCCTCAGTCTCGGATTCCGGGTATTGAGTTGCCTTGTAAAGCTCCTTGCTCATCCCGGATTCGGAATAGTCGTTATCACAGACTTTATCGAGCCATTTGGAATCCCTTTCCGGCAGGGCATTCCACGGAATGAAATAGCGTTTGAATTGTCCATTACCCTTCATAGCTGCCCTGTAGACAGTCTTGAAAAACGTTGTCTGGCTTCTGGGATTGATAGTTGACACCATTACCAGTTGCCCGTCTTTGTCTATGGTGGGCTTGATCATCCCGAAATTCTGTGCCGCATACTCGTGAAAATCGGCCTCATCCATGAATACCCTGCTGACGTGTTTGCCTATTCCGGAAGTCTCCGTGCTTGGCAGCGCCCTGATCACCCCACGGTTTTTCGGGAAGCTGATCTCTTCCGCCCCATAAGCTCCGGTACTCTGATTGAGGAAATCGGGCAACTGTTCCCGCATGAACTTGATAACCCTGATAACATCCTTTGATTCGTCTTCTCCACGAGAGGTAATGATTGTTCTATGCGAGGGAATAAACAAGGCTCCGTGTAATGTCAATGCCGCCATCGTATGAGTTACATACGTCTGTCTGGCCTTTAATATCGCCAAGTATTTCTCGGTTAAAGACAGGTTGATTGCATTGATAACATGTGGAAGTAATTGGAAGGGAACAGCCCCCTGTCCAGGCTCCTCAACCTTGACGTATTTACCAATAAAGTGATAGGGGTTGACTGAGCACCTTACCCACTCTTCTTTCTCTTCCTGCTCTGTCAACCCTGAGCTATTTGCCATCTATACCCTCAAATGTGAATCCTGCACCGAAGTTATCTTTCAGAAACATCGACAACCCGTTTGCCAACCTGTCGTTATCAGCCTCACTTATTTCCACCCCGAACACTTCACAAATGCCATGCAGTACCTCGTGCAACAGGATCACGTTCAACTGCGTAGGCTTTTCATTGGTATCAAACTTGATATACTGTTTCCGATAGCTTATCTGCCCGTTATGCCCGTCACTCAATAGAATATCGTGGTCAAAACTGACCTCATACTCATGCGGCCCGATCACCAATCGCTTAGGAACGGGGAGCTCTATCATTGCCCTTTCACGATCCTTTCAAATTCACTCACAGCCGCCTCGGCCAATACCTCTCCTGTGCGGTCATTGACTATCTTTTCCCCAGCTACTAATCTCCGTTTGGCGAACAGAAGGCGCGCATCCTCTTCCAGCCGGTCACACTCAGCGCTTGCCACTTCAAGAGCCGCTTTTATGCGCACCCTCGCATCCTTCGGCACCCTGAAGTCTTTAACTATCTCTTCAAGACTTGCCGCCCGGAAGAATAACTTCTGATGACCATTCCGAATCGAGATAATGATGCACGGGTACGGCTTGTCCGGAGTCGGTTTGGGAACGTACATCTCCAAGTGCGTGTAAAATCCCTTATTGTACGGGTCAGGTATGTTACGCTCAAATCCTGCGAGTTTTCTAATAAACGTCTTTGGTTTCCCCATCGAATCTAGCACCCTACTTTCTGAAGCTATCTCGTTATTCAATTGATCAATTATTCAATTAATCAGGTAGCCTCCGAACGGGCTACCTTCTTAATCCCCTTGGGGATAAAAAGAAAGGCGCTCTTGAAAGCGCCCTCCGGATAAAAGAAAAGGCGCCCTAAGGTGCCATAATGGTTTGACGTTTTGTTAAGTCATTTGTAATGTGGGTTAAAAATTTTTAAGGGTCGGACTATTATATACACCCCCGACCATGCGTGGGAGGCCCTACCCCCTCCATGACTTACTACGCCAGTTGAGATGCAACATCACATCACCGATACACCCTGACTCATGGACTACATTGATGACTAACTTGGGCCCATGTGCTAGGTCGCACTATACAGTTTATGGCAAGCTAGCTACGATTTGCTGGGAGGATTGCAGGGCAGCTCTGGCTATCTCACCCAGCCTCTCGCGATTGGCATCACCGTTGTAGATTGCAACTTGCTGCTCTGATCGCATGACAATCTCACCGGCGAGCTTGGCATCAAGCTCCAGGGCCTTAAGAATATCAGCATCACGGGTCCCCGGGCGTGTTACAATTTCGGCGATCTTGGCCCGCTTCTCAGCAAGCGTTAAGCACGCCCTGGTCTCAGACCTCCGCTTGTAATCCTCAATGGCGCTACGTATCCTATCGTTGGCTAGCAGGCGTATGGCCTGCACATCTGCGCCACTCGTGGCGTAGCCTGCCGCTATCGCTGCCTGTGTGCCATTACCATTTAGGCGCACGTACTCAGTGATAAAGCGCTCTTGGCGATAGTTGAGGGAGCTAGATAGTTTACCCATATAAAAAAACCCGCTCTCCGGCGGGCATGAAAAAAGGGGCGCCTGGTGCGCCCCTCTCATAAACCTATTGATTGTAATCTACGATAACAGATAGAGGCCCTTGTGTCAAGAGCCGCATAAACATTTTGGTAAATAATCTGTTAACGCTACGAATTGCCTGTTGACAAACTATACCGATAGGGATATACTATAGGTGTTGTATTAAGGAGGGATGAGATGGCAAAATACGAGATTACCTACAGATGCGGGCATACAGGGATCGAGCAGCGATATGGCAAACTAGCCGATAGAGAGAGTTACATGGAGTGGGCCACGACAAATAAGGATTGCCCCGATTGCTATGCCAAAAATCGAGAGGCCGAGCGGCAAACCGAGCGACAGCAGGCTGTAATCGCCAACCAGGGATTGATTGCCCTGATTGGCTCCGAAAAGCAGATAGCGTGGGCGGAAACAATCAGAGCCTCGATGCTCAAAGGATCAGCGGATATTGCGGCGAGGGCCGCCGAGCAAATGGAGAGCGATAATCCAGATCGCCGGAGGGCTGGAGAGTTTGCCATCGAGATAATCACTCAGCTCTGTAATGAGGCAAGGGCCACCTGGTGGATCAGTAATCGCGAGTCGACTTTGCAAGATGAGATACGCAAGGCCTATAAAGCAGCAGTGGCCCCTGTTGGGGCCTAGGAGGAGGAAAAGTGAAATACATTAGCAGTGTCACCGGAGATCAATATCGAATCGGGAGTGTGGATGATGAGATCGTTGCAGATGCCCGGAAAGCAGGATTATCCGAGGTTGGGATTGCGGCGATGCGCGAGGGCCACCGGGAAATCTACAAACTGGAGTTGGATAAATTATCACGCTCTAACCCTGGGAGCGTTTGGGCTTGCACATCAGGGTATACTCTCTGGTTTAATTCTGCGCCGGAGGGTGAGAGAGAGTCGGATTATCGAAAACTGGAACGGGAATTAGATCAAATAGCGGATAAAACCACGGGGAAAACATTGATCTGTTTACGTTGTGGGCACTCGTGGAAAACGCGAGAGCCGGGAAACCCTAAGGTCTGCCCGAACCCAAAATGCAAAAGCCCCTACTGGAATAAACCCCGGCGCGATAAATAGCCCGACCGGAAGGCGGGCGAAGGAGGCCCCACTGGCGTGGTATAGGGTCAGGAGACTCTGCCGAGTGGCGAGCGTGCAAAGCACGGGCGGAATCCACGTATGAGAGAGCGGAAGGCTCTCTGGAGGTAACAGTGGACATCAATATCAGGGTAAGTACCAGCGAGGCAATTAGGTTAGGGGCACCACGCACAGGGGATATATCGGTGCAGATAGATGCTGCGGCACTAACCTCAGGGCAACGAGAGGCACTCCGGGGGTGGCTCTCCGTGGATAACGTAGTATACTCGTATCGTCTGCAGGAGTTATCCAGTACAGGGCTGATTACGGCTCTCACTATCGAGGCTGGCAGACTGGCTCAGGAGGCAATCCAGAAACAGGTAGACGCTGCCAAGCGGGCTGCGGCAGTCGAGGCAGCCCTACAGTTGACAGATATTAAAGCCTTGGAGGACCTACCGTACGAGGTGAGAGAGGACAAACGCATAGGCGCCCTGTTGACACAGTTGCGGACTGAGGCCGCAATATCTGAGATGTTGGCCCTCTCAGATCAACAATACGATGCCCTCAGTGCCGGGTATACTATCCGCACCGTCAGGGTTGATGGTTTGCGGCGCGATAGCAGACTGGCTGAACGTGAGAGTGCCAGGGCCGCACGACACGACGCAGAGGCAGCTGACCGCGAAGCGCAACGGGAGAGACAACAGATCGAGGATAATCGGATTGCTGTAGCCCGTGAACAACAGAGAGTTGCATGGGTAGCTCAGTACGGCACGGAGGGCCAACGCAAACGGTTTGCCGCTGGCCTCCTAGCCACCGAGGAGATACTCGCAGGTATGAAGTCCGCCCTATTTGCTACTCTCGATTACCCCCGGTACGAAAATATGAAATCAGAGGACGTGTGCGACTGCGAATACGAGCCCTGCCACGTCGAGTACCACTCTAAGGCTGCGGAATCGGCCACCGATGAGGAATTTGCAACAATGGAACGGATCACCGATACTCTCAAATCGTTGTACCCCGATACCCCGCAGGCGTACAGCGTAGAGTTGCGGACTCACACTGGCGAGTCTGAACAGTGCGAGAACACAGTCACTCGCTCCGGGATACTGGTTAAAATATTAGACAGGGAATATACGTTTTCTGCTGAGTACGCTGCCTGACTGGCCCGGTTCCCGCTCCGGACAAAAGCGGGGTGCAAAATAAACACGGAGGAATCGGACATGCCGGATACATCAGCCCTCGCCGAACAGTTTTTCTCGGACTGCAAACAGGATAACAGGGTGCCCAACTGGGAGAACCTGAAAGGCTGGCTCTGGCATACGTGCCCCGCTAGCCTGAGAGTAGAGGTTATGGAACTCATACAGCATGATCCGAGATATCAGATGGAACTCCAGAAAAAAGAGGAGAGGAAAATGGATGTCAACGACCATGCGATAGACCATGACTATGATGAGAGCGCAGGCTGTGAGCATGATTACATAGCAGACCCCGCTACCGGTGAGGTGTGGTGCTGCCACTGCGGAGCACCGCAGGAATCATGATCACGTAATATATCTACTGATCAAGGGGCCCCTTCGGGGCCCTCTGTCAATACCCCCTCAATCCGGCTCACGATAACCTCCAGCCCATGAGTGACATACTCCTGCGCCCGTTGCTCATCTACCTCACAAAAATGTGCCACGGTGGGCCAATACGCTTGTCTAATATGCCGCCACTCGATAGCCTGGCGCTGGTGTTGTGGTAGCTCCCCCTTGTACTCGCTCCAATAAGCCCAGTAGCGGATGCGCCGCGCGAGCTTGAGTTCGTCGGGGGCCTCTCTCATGAGGTATTTCGGGGGCTTATACGACGCGGGGACTAACGGCGGCGGCTCAATTTGGGGGTGATGGAGTGCATCAACGAGACAGGCTCTAATACCCTCGTGAGTTTCAGGCAATTTTCACCCCTTCCGGCCGTTCGGCCATGATTCTCGCTATCTCGGCATCAGTCTCATTCGGGGTTTCCAGCTCCGGCAGGAGCGCCTTGACGACCTCTTTGCCGTTGATGGATTTCACCAACAGCAGGAAGTTCAAAGCACCCTCAATTTCCCGGCCTGTTTGCCCCAGAGGGCCAAGCAAACCGCATCGGCCTGTGATTTTTTAATCTTCAACTTGGGGATACACCGGTTGGCATATTCCATTGCGGCATCCTTTGTTTCTCCTGTTGCGGTTGACCCCAAGAGTTCCGCCTGCCATGTTTTAGGGGCTACCGTGATGGGTTGGACGTTTAAGGACGCCAGTGCCATCTGTAGGGCACCGTAGTGGCTCATAAACGTAGTGAGCGTCTTTCCGTTCAAGCGGTCACTAAATCCACGGTGGTGCTGCTCTTCGAGGACAACGATTGAGCCGGCGCTGATTGATCTCCTGAGGACAGTCAGTATCCCGGCATTTGTGTCCGGCATGTCCACCACTCCCCAGAGTCCATCAGGGGCAATTACCGCGATTGCGCCATGTTTTCCGGGGTCGATCCCGATGACTGATTTCATTCGACCTCCTCTTTTTGCTGATTTCTGTCCGCAGAATTCATTGCTTCCTCTACGCAACTCAGGTAGATATTTATTGCCCTATCGATATCTGGCATACAGAGGCACGAGGGATAGTCCCTGTTGCAAACTGAGCACCAGATAAATCCGTTGTACTCGCTCCATTCCAGCCGCTTGCGCCTACAGACAGGGCAACGATATCCTTCCTCGGCGGGTGAATTTAGGATAACCACATCCTGAGGTAGATCCCGCTTGCCGATTATTTGTTCGGCGCGTTCATTTTTGGAGTAACTCATGATTTCCCCTCGCGGCCCGGTGGCAATGCCCATAATATCGTGCGGTAGGCAATATCATAGGCAACGCTTGTTCTGAGAATCGTGTCCTGTTGCCTGATATAGAATCCCACCAACCCCTCCATCCTCGGTTTGAACTCCTCATACCAGACCGTAGTTGGCGAGTACCCATCCCTGCGCGGGTAATTTTTTGCCTCTGTGTACAGGGCCTGTAATCTCGGTTCTAGTTTCGCCAGATCGGCAAACGTCAGCGCATGTATATCGGTAGCCATCATCCCTCCTGAATGAATTTGTATCTGTGGGGAATGTGCTTTAATAACACCTCTCCCTTAGGGCCGAATGTGTTCTTGTCAGTCACCAACCAAAGGCACCGGCGCAGGCAGTTTTCGGTATCTTCCGTGCCCCGGTATTGCTGGCACCCGCGCCTGCATTCTCCCTTCGGCTTACTGGCATCCCATTGTGAGTAAACGAACGTCACCACGTTTGAGTATTCAGCGATCTCCCCCGATTCTCTCAGGGTCGCTATCGTGCAATCCTCGCGCCCCTTGAGGGTCCGATTGACCTGAGACACCACGATCAGGGGAGGATTATTAGGCAGGCTCTGGCAGGTCTGCTTGAGGGTCTGCATGATGATTCCCATTGCCCGTGCGTCGGTTACGTTTCTTCGGCTCACGTCCTCTCTGGGGATGAGTTGGATGTAGTCCACGATCACGAAATCAGCTAACCCTTGCGCGGCCTTCTGCCGGATATCCGAACAAATCCGGTGAACGGACCAACCCAGAGCACTGACCATTGTCGCTTTTCCAGGCCATGCGAGAACATCACACACGAACTTTGCCATCTCCTCAGAATCAGCGTACTTTCCTTCCTCAAGGTCGGTGAATGTTGGTGCTTTGCCTTCTGCCGTTGTCATCAACCGACAGGCCCTCCGGTGGTCAAAGTGTTCTTGCTCAAGTTCCAAGAAGTAATAACAGCCATTGCGCCCTAAGTCCCGGCAACCGAACTCAAATATCTGCTCGGCGCACATCGTCTTGCCCATCGAGGACGGGCCCGCTATTGTGGCAACTGTGCCGTTGCGCATTCGCACCTGTACATTGAAGTCCCTCCAGGGAGTCACTAGCCACGGTTTGAGGGACGTATTGCGCTGTGCGTCGATGTAGTTTCCGAAGTCCTCATGCTTTCTGGTCCTAGCATCGTCAAGCGTATAATCTGATCTGATCTTTGCTATCTCCGATTCAGCAACGGATATCGACTCTGATAAGATCGGCTTTGCTTGATACCCAGCGTCTGCTATCTTCTCCGAGGCTCTGATAAGTTCTCTATTTCCGGCCAGGTTGAGAACGATCTTGGCGTAGTGCTCGACATGCGCTGACGTCGGGGTGTTGAGAAGGCAGTTACTGAGATACGCCGCCCCTCCGATGGCCTCTAATTTGTCCTGCCGTTGGAGTTCATGGGCAACTGTGACTTGATTGATAACGTCCCCCATGTTGTCAAGTTCTCTCATTGCCCTGAATATCCACTCATTCTTCGGCCTGTAAAAATGGTCTGGGTGGAGATAGCTGATCTTCGTGATAGCGTCTTTATCCAGAAGGCAGGAGCCTATCACGGCCTCCTCGCTGTCCAAATCCGCAGGCATGGCCCTATTTACGGCTTCCATCAATAGCTGACCCTCGGCTTCATCATTCGTTCCCAGGCCTCTCTCTCTTGAGCCTCCTTATCGGCTTTCGTTTGGATTTTGGGCATCTTCTCAAGAATCCCCCGAATGTACTCAATCCTGAATCGACCCACTCCGTTTTGCTCAATCGCCCTTTCAAAGGCAGCCTCAATATCAGGCCTTGAATAAGATTGCTTCAACTCGTCAATGATTGCAGCTTG